GCACTCTGACCCGTAGGAACCACCCACACCTCGATAGTAACATTCCCCGCCGAGCTATTATGCAAAGATAAAGCCCTAAACACTGCCTTGGTATTAGCTGGACAGGTGTAGAATGTTTGATTGGTGTTTGGAACCAACGAGGGAGCCACTAATTGTCGTATCTTTACTGCCATAATCCTATCCCTATCAGCCTTTCAATATCCTCAGAGCGCATAGACGTTTTAGATAACGCCCCTGAATCCCCAAACACACTATCTATTTGCTGGAGCTCTAAATCTTTCGCCGCTAAATCTATCTGTTTCTTCAACTCATTAAACCACCGCTCCCAAGCTGGGTCGCCTGGGTTTGATCGTGTTGGGAAAGGGGTTAGCTTTAGACTCACTCTAGCTCCCCGTCTACGTCCGCATAGGCACCAAGAACGTGAATCTTGATGGGAGCCACAACCTCTAGCTTAAAAATACGCTCTCTGAATTGTGCTAACCCACGCCATTCAACCCTTTGGGAATAAGCACCTGAAACACCCAAACTTTGATCTATCGGTGTGTTATAAGTGTGCCCGCCATCATCAGACCATGACAGACTTGCTACCGCTGTTCCAGATGGGTCGGTTCCCTCTTCAAAATCAACGATCAAATCATTCATGGTTATTCTGTCATTTTTATTGGCTATCACCTGTGTCGTTCGGGTTCTTGTGACCGTTGCCGTGTCCTCTGTGTAAACCGTTGGGCTCATCGTGTAAATCTTCCCATTCGTGTAATCCCCGACATACGTAACCCCGTCCAGATCGCAAGCAAACGAGGCTCGGAAGCGACCTATAGACGGGCTTTTTCTTTGGTGCCATGCTTGTGTCGTTAGGTCGAATACCCATGTAACCCCCTCGGTTGGGAATGTAAGAGCATAGAAGTAGTGGCCGTCTTGACCATAAGTAAACCCCTCAGCATCATATACTACCGAGTATTCTGCAATAGCCTCGTGAAGCGCATCAGTTCCTATATTCTTCGCTTGCCATTGTTGAGCCATTACGACCGTCTTGTAATTGGTTAGCCAAAATTTTGCATCCGCTATGGTAGCAATAGACCATCTGGCAATACACCCATACTCAGTGATTCCACCTGATATCCTGCCTAGTGGGTAATCCGCACCACCCGTGTTATACCAAAACTCTGTAGAGCGCTTCCCACATATCATCAACTCTCTTTGATCTACTGCTATACCAACCACATTATCGGGGTTTATCTCAGCACTCGCAAAATCAAGGGAGTCCCAGGTTGCACCATCGTAAAGGGTGGAAACATAAATCTTTTGCGTTGCCGACTGGAATACCACAAAATACCCGTCCAGAAATACAACTTGGTCGGCTCCTGGGTAACTGCCTCCAACCGATGATAGCGTCGTGGTGGACTTGGTATACAGATACCCCGTAGATGTCCCGTTAGCCATGAATACCTGCGTCCCATTTTCCGCAAACGAAACAGGGCTAGACCCTGGGATAGTACCCCTGTCAGTAGCCACGCCTCCTGTTGTGATTGTGTAGAGCTTAGTGCCACAAACAGCGTAGATGATAGAACCATCTGCCATCATCCCTCGCACTTTTGAAGCGGCGGCTAATGTGACCAAAGCTGTTAGCCCAGGCGTAGGGTATAAAACGGTAGGTGACTTAGCCTCTGGGCCACCTCCACGGACATACCAATTTATGCACTCTTGGGCGTTGAGGTTAGATACCCTAGCTTTGTAAGCTGGGCCAACAAAGGGTATAACCACTGACGGCATTAGTAACCGCCTTCAAAACTTCCAATGCCCCCACGACGATAACGCCCTCCAAAATCTGAATCGAATCGGCTTATACTCGATGGGCCGTACTGTACTTGTTTTAGATTATGCTTCAAGTCCTTGGCTAGCTTCTTAACCTCATTATCAGGGGTCTTTCCAAACATAGTCGAGATTCTAAGCGCCAGCAAATACATCAATGGCTCCATGTATTCCGTAGGATAACCTAGTTCTGCCGTAGTATCCGAGATAAATACAAAGGATTTTAGTACCGATAGTTTTACATTATAAGATTCTGATGGCAGTGGGTAGACAGCGATATAGCCCGTCAACCATCCTGGTTTATAAGCGATAAACGCAGGTCGTCCTGACGTTGCTTTTCGCCTGAACCTCTCGTCATAATCTTTCCACGACACTAAGTCCAAAGGGTATTCCTCTCCACCCGTGCTTTGGAGCTTGGCACGCCCTAAATCTAGCGGCCTAACCTGCGCTATATGGGAGCCCCCATAAACAGACGACCCACCTGGATCAAGGCCGATTGAAACGGGAGCGGTTATCGCTGTGCTAATCCCGTAACTCATCTCCTCCTCATTAGGAACAAAGTATTGCTCAGAATAAAGGGAAGACAGCATCATATTAAGCCGCTCCAATATCCGCGTCTTTTCCGTTGCAGTAGGAGACTGCCCTATAGCAATAGCGCCAATTATCTCCATAGCCGATTGAATTAACTCCTCGCCCGTCATTAGATAGACCTTTTCCTAGATCTTTGGGTGGGCTTTGACTTAATAGGCGTGACCTCAACCAACTCAATATCTGACACATCGTCAGACACTTTTGGCTCTGGCTCTGGTAATGGCTTAGGTCCAGGGGCTACGGACTCAAGGTATTTCTCCCAAAAAGCCTTTGGGGAATTTACCCACCCGAACTTACCCTTGGTCATAGGGCTATCATTCTCAACGATCTTTCCAGCGGGACATAACTTCTCATGGTATACCCATTGTTTGTTTCTCATTAAACCTCTCCTAGAATTAGTGGGAGTCGGGACAGACCAGCCGCCCCGACAACCCTGATTCTCAAACGATTACCCAATCATAGTGGGAGTCGGGACAGACCAGCCGCCCCGACAACCCTGATTCTCAAACGATTACCCAATCAGCCTACAAGCTAACTCTGGTCGTAAGGTCTTAACCCCAAACTGAATATCTGCCCTGACTCTCTGCTGATCTGACATGAAGTCGTGATCTGCAATAATCCTGACGGAAATATCCTGGAACTTCTGACGTGCCCCAAACCTTGCGCCCACTGGAACCTCTAAAGGCACAACGCCCATAATGAAAGCGTCTTTATGAAACGCTAGGTTCTGTGGGTGTGTCTCGTCGGCTCCACCCGTTTTGAACACCAATGCTGCCGTGGTGACAGGGAGCGCATCAATAGTCGCATACGGGGCATTCCCAGACGTGTCCGCAGCACTTCTAAACTCTGGGCTAAAGTTGAGAACAGCCGCACCAGCACCATCCGAAGTAGCATCGGCAGTCAGCGTGTAATTACGCAATGCGCCCGTACTCACATACGACCTAGTGTTGATTGCGTTCACACCTGCAATCGTGAAAACATCACCCTTTTTAAGGGTTTTGCTCACACCAGCACCAGCCACCGTCATCGAAGTGTCTCCCTCGGCTATAGAGCCATCGTTGATCGTGATCCCAGCGTAGGTACAGCTACCCGTAAGGTGGCTATTAACTTGTTGATCCATAAAGAAGTCCATTTGGAGGAGTTCACCAACCCGACCCTTACGAACCAAACCCTCAGCTAGGGATTGATTGAAGTATGACTTCAAATCCCCTGTGGTTAGCTTGTTGTTCATAGCTGGGCCCATAACAAAGCAGCGGTCCTCATGCGGAACGTTTTCCTCGTTCAATAACTGCTGAACATCACCGATAATACCAAGAGTCGATGGCGTAGTTCCAGGTGTCCCAATGACATTATAGATGTCCGTATACAGCCCCAATACCGTTTGATTGACTTGGTGGGCCAAGGCAATCGATGCTGGCTTTGCATAGCGCTCTCGGTAATTCTTCATAGACATCGTAAGGTCTTGAGTCGAGTGGTCCCAAGACGTGTTAAACCTTTGGTCAATGGTTAGAGTTTGCTTCTTCTCTACCGTGTCTGGAATGCTTGCAATGACGGCACCACTTACAGCCTTCATTTTAACAGGTTCCAAAATATCCACAGATTGTCCAATCTTTTTGAACTCCTTAGTGTATTGTGTGTTGATAAGACCCATGGCTACTAATTGAGCGGACAGGTCGATTGCGATGGCCTCAGCCACCATGTTAGGCGTAATAATTACATCAGCCATGTTATTCCTCCAGGATTAAAAGCCCCTTATCCTCTTTTCCCTGCTTTCTTTGTCCCATTGAGCCATTTTCTTGGCTAGTCCTTCGCCTGACACGGGCTCTCCATGACTTCGTGACGAGGAAGCTCCACGTACCGTATTAACAGGCGGCGGTGCTTTGGGGGTTTTGGGATTGGGTGGGGGCTGTGATAGTTGATAATCAATGCGACCGTCAATTCTCGCTATCTCCAACGCCGCTTGTGCAGGGGAAAGTGAAGCTATTGACAGGCTTAATTCCGTGTTCTGTCCTAAGTAACGGGCTATTTCAGCAAAATTATCTGACAACACCATAGGCTCAAGCATTTCAGGGGTGATAGCTATGTTGGGGTTGTTTAATACCAGCCTATCGAAATCAGGGTGAGAGGCCACAGCCTCAGACTTCTTTTTTTCGATTAACTGACTCAAGGCGACTTTTCTATCGTCTGCCAATTTCTTACCCTCAATCTCCATATCTGCCCGTCTCTGCTTCTCGGCCTCTTGGCTCGATGTCTCGACCTGCTTTTTAACTCGCCAATCGCTTACTGCTTCGTTGTATTGCTCTTCATCCTTAAACCCGCCTTCTTCTGGGCGTGACCCTGATATAGACTTTAGTTTTTCGGACTGAGACGCTATCAATGCTTCTTGACGTTGGACAACGCTTTTGAAGTTTTCTGCATCCCTCTCTAAACCACGAACCTTTTTTGTAAGCTTGTCGAACCTTTTTTGAACTCCCTTTTTGACAGGGGTCGCAGTTGATTCCTCACTGGGGGCTTTGTCTGATACCGCCTCAGACTGAACCTGTGGTGCTACACCTTCGGTGGGCACCACGGCTTCGGTGGTTGACACGCTTTCACTACCATCATCCCCAGACCATGAATGGGGTTCAGTCACGTAAGTATCAACAACCTCATCGGTTATTCCATCCGCAACATCTGTAGACTCCGTAGTTCCTGTGTCATCGGCCTTAACAGGGGTAGGTATGGGCTTATTAGCATCGTCTCCGTAGACTGCCTTCATAGCCCCTCTCTGTGCCTCCGTTAGCTCCTGATCGTTTACCTTACTCATCTTTGCTCCTTTGTTTTGCTTTGTTTAATAGCTCTAGGACAGTTTGAGCGGCAATCCTCTGGACTTGCTGCTCATCCATTACCTGAGCCTTTTCCACTTGTGCGGAGGCTTTTTGAACCTCCATTTGTTTTTTCTGAACCTCAAGCTCTTGAAGCTGTATTTCCATCTGGGCTTTTTGCATCTCCATTTGTTGCGCTGGGTCAGGTGGTGGTGGCTGGGCTTCTGGGTCGGTTAAACCCTCTAGTGCCTGGATGTTCGGTGGCAATAGGGTTTCTAGTCGCTTTTGGATTTTGTCGGCTCCAGGCCAATCCGATCCACCCGCTATAAGGTCCATGAACATATTTGATA